CAAATTTGCCGCTGAGTACTTTGATGATGAAGGCAACGTTCTCTTTGATCATTATGATGTTGATCAAAAGTACGAGGATGAGGTTGTAGACTTGTCTAAGATTCGCCTAGAGGAACAAAAGGCTCGCCGTGAATATCTTAGGGCAGACAAGGAGAAGAAGAAATCCAATTCTCGTAAAGGAGATAATCGCAAGCCTGGAAATAGCAGGAAGCAACACAAGCAGCGTTATAGGAAGCGTGAGGTCAAGTCACAATTCCTTTCTGAGCGTTTGCGAAATGGAGCTCTTTCTGCTGCGCGCAGAGTGGCTGACTATGTTGTCGATAGAGGTATAGATCACTCTTTGGGTGTAGTAGCCGAATGTAGGAATTGGTCCCAAGCAGAGGGAGGTGATATATTTTCTTTCACCCTCCCTCGGCTTGCTTTGATGCTAATGCTGCTTTCCACTCTTGCCATGTGGAGATATATTCTCCCTTTGGCCTTGGCGACCTTAGCGTTTGTCGACTTTAAGTCTATAATTGCCAATGGTTTGCCAGGTGTCTTGGATCCTGTATCTGCCTACCTTGTTCGTGCCAGAGCTAGGCGACATTTCCTTGAGGACGAGGCTCGTGGTCGTGCCCTAGTGAGACCAGAACGCGATTACACGCTTGTCCTGGGAGCCCTAGGCCTTGGTCTGGCTGCTACTGTTTTGCGTTGCGCATACACGTGGCGTAAGAGGATGCCTAGCAAGTCAATACTTGGAGTAGTGTCTAATGCTGGCAGCTGGTCAGATCCTAGCAAACCCAGTCCGGGGCGCAAGAGGTTCGCCACTGAAACAGGTTCTTACTGGAACGACATGGCTCCAATGGGAGCTGTTCCACCTCACAAAGGGCCTTTGATGGATCTCGACACGAAAGTATGGAAGCACACATATACAGTCTACATCAGGACTGCTAATGGTAGCGGATGGACTCATGTTGTTGGAGTGTGTGGTCAGTACGTAATCATGAACAAGCATTGCCTAAGGGGATGTGACACCTTTGAGATAGGATGGAATCCTAACAATATTCTGAAGAAAGAGTTGTGTCATATTTCGCCTATTGAAGAATATATTGATGTGGGTCCCGATGTCATATTGTTCAATGTACCGATGATGCGCGCTGCGGACATTCTTTCTCATTTTCCCCTGGATAATCATTTTCCCGAAGAGTGCAATGGCATCTGGCAAAACAATCCTGTTAGGGTCTTTCTGCCATCTGCAGCTGATTACGAGACAGATGACCAGTATCATTTCTTTGATGCTAAGTCCGCATTGGTTTACTCACCTGTGGCAGGCCGCAAATACATCAAGGGTGATTGTGGAATACCCCTGGTCGTTGAGAAGAACTCTGGTAAGTGTATTGCTGGTATTCATATGGCTTGTGATGATGACGGATTCGGTTATGCTTGCGTAGTCCTACAGACCGCACTTCGTGCCGCGATTTCTAGACTCAACGAAGGAAAATCGCTAGTTATCACGTCCCAAAGTGAGGCATTTGTGGAGCTTGAAGATCCCATCTCCAAGTCGCCAGTTAACTGGATAGACATGCCAGGTATTCGGTACTTAGGGAAAATAACCGGACCAACGATCATGAATGATCGGAGTTCTTTGAGGAGGTCCAGTATACACAAGTATGTTCCTGAGTTGTTCTGGAACACATTTAGGTATGTGGCTCAGAACACTTATGCTCCTCCTCTGATGAAAGCCAAGAAGACCGGATCCGGCTATATAAATCCGTACAATGTGGGACTCACGAAGATGTCTGGTCCCAAGAAAGGCTTGTCTCCTAGCTTAGTATCGGAGGTAACGGATAAATTGAGCGACCATATAATCCAAGGGCTTAAGGATCGTAAGGTACCTAAGCTTGCACCCCTACCTTT